CCTGACGGCACCACCGACCTATCAGTGCCCTGTGACGATGGCCAGACCCTTGAGGTCCGACTGCCGGCAGCGTCCTGACACAAAAAAGCCCCGGCTCTCACACCGGGGCGGGACTCTCTCACCATCCACCCGCATCGAAGCGGACGGGTGGTGCAGGATCAAAATACCACAACCACATCAGGATCGCTTATCTGTCCGGTTTTGTTTGGACAGGCCACGTATCCTGATTTGTACAGCGGCACCACTGCCGCCTGGACTCTCTCACCAACCCTTTTCTCACCATGACCATCACCCCCACTCACGCCGACACCCCCGAAGCTCTGTCCATGTCGGACATGCAGTTCCGCACCCAGCTCGTCAACAGCATCTCCCAAGAGTTTGCCCGGGAGAAGCAGCTCCTCAAGCCTGGTCGTTTCCAGGACCGGGGCTACAGCGTTAACCCCCTGGCAGCCCAGGCAGGCGGCACTGTGGTGCCTCAAGACGCCACCCCCCGCCAAGCCTTCCAGATGGCCGGCGCCGACTTCCGCGTCGCTCAGACCCCAGTGTTCTTTGCAACGCCAGATAGCATCCTGGATCGGGTGATGGATGAGTCTCCGGACCACTGCGCCATCACCCGCTGCGACACCGGAGCGCTGCTGGGCATCATGGGCAAGGGCTACACCCCTGTCCAGAACGACAGTCTGATCCAGCTCTTCGAGTACCTCCGCGAGGACGTCGAGATCGACAACATCGTCAGCATCCGCGACGGGCGCAAGGTCTTCGTCACCGCCTCCTGCAACATCGAGGGTGAGGTCACCGAAGGCGACAAGGTCCGCCGGTACCTCCACGCCTTCAACAGCTTCGACGGCTCCAGCGCCTTTGGCGTGTTCTTCAGCGACGTCCGCCTGGTCTGCGCCAACCAGCTCCGCTACCTGAGCGGCAAGGGTGCCCGCAAAGCCCAGCACGCCGATGCTGGTCTGGTGATGCGCCACACCAAGAGCGTCGAGCAGTTCGCCAAGAGCCTCCCCGCGCTGATCAATCTTGAGCAGCAGAAGTTCAGCCGCGACCTGGAAGCCCTAAAGCCCCTCACCACCCTGAAGCTGAACGAGGAGATGGCACGGCACATCCTGGAAAGCACCTATTCAGACGTCCTCGCCCGTCCTATTACGGACAAGGATACGAAGGTGAAGCGGGAGCGAAAGCTCTCAGACCTGCCCCAGATCGCAACCATCCGCTCCCACTACAGCGGCAACACCGGTTTCGGCATTGAACCCGGCAGCGTCTGGGCCATGTTCCAGGCCATCAGCCAGTTCGAAACCCACGACGCCGGTCGGTCCAAGGACGAGATCGAGAGGGCACGCACACGCCTGGAATCCCTGTGGGGTGGCCAGGGCGCTGAGCGCATCAGCCGCGCTCGTGAGGCTTGCATGGAGCTCGTCTGATTGATAGCTGGCAGGTGGATGGGGAGCTTGCATGCTCCCCTAGCTCTCCCTGGTGATGCTTGCCACTACCCGGGTCAGGTGGTGGGGACCACTGTGTTTCCAGACATGGCGGCAAGCCTCTCCCTGAAGCCAATGGGTCCCGTCGAGGACATCCGGTGATTCCGCGTAATGCTCGTTCCAGGCCGGATGCAAGAGCTCAGCCGTAAGCCCAGCCACCATTTTTATTTTTTGCACCGAACCAGCTCTCTCTCTCTCACCATGACAAAACTAATGCACGAGTGCCTCGTGACCATTGCTGACGAGGACATAGCCAACGATCCGCTGGCGCAGTTCATGCGCAAGTTTGGAATGGATCCAGAAGGGTGTCGTTCAATAAAACTCAGCCTGATCGTTCCGCTAAACGCAAGCACAACAGATCACGCAAGGATTATGCTCGCTGACCTAACCGCATGCTTATGCGAGTTAGACAATAACTACCCGGAAAAGGCAGCGAAGCTGAAGCGCTCTAAGGATGCACTGGAGAACTCAATTGCTTTGTATAGCGAGCATCACGAGAAACCTTTTGACGTTAATGATTTCATTGACTGCTTCATAGAAGCTCATAGCTAAAAATGCCCTCACGTCAACAGCGCAAGAAGAGTTTCAGGATGCTCTCTGGGGCAATGCAACGCTTCTGGGCTAATCAAATCTATTCAGACGGCTCTCACGTACTACCACCATGCCAATCACCACAGAACCCTCAATCGACGTCTCAAGGCCAGCCCTCATCCGTCTCCTCTCGTATGCGAGAGAGAACAGCCGAAACACAGAAGAGAAGGAGCATTACGCCAGGATCTACTGGGATGGATACATACGCGCACTAGAAACTGTTTTTGAAATGGAGGAAGAATGAGCCTCAAACGCCGCGCACTTTTTGTTTCGTTCTTTCTAGAGGCGCTGAAACCGCGTGCAATTGAAATTCTGGAAGCAGGATGCGCAATTGCAGACGGCATAGTTTCGGCAACCACTCGGCTAGAAGTGCTGAACACCGAACCCGTTACAGAGCCCACAACTACTACAGCTACCACTAAAGTAGACGTGGCAATGTGAAGGCAATGTACACAGTTGTGTCTCTCGCTGACCTAAACACGCTTTGGTGCAGCGAGAGAGTTATAGAGCTGCTAGATCAGGCAAAAATGAAAGAGGCTGAAGCCCTCGCATCGGAGTGGGGGTACCAGCTGGAGGGCGAGGTGGATCCTTGATCAGAGGACCCGCCTCATTTCAGGAGTGGACAAGCTCTAACTCCACTCCCCCACCGGTAGTAAGCACCTGACGAGCTTGTTCTTCGGTGCGGACTCAATCTAACGAATCAAAAGAGATTCTGTAGCTTTAAAAACCAAACCAGCCAGGTTGGGACCACCCAGCCTGGCTTTTTCAATGGATGCAAAGATTCACCATTGATGTAAAACTGGAAAAAGCGAAAAACGCCATGGGCAAGCGGTTTAGCTGGATTTCGCGTATTTGTCGTTTATTGGGATTCGAGATAATACGAGTCCACAGGCAGCCAAAGCGTACCCCTAAAGAATCGAGATTTAGCTCGGTATCGGTGTACGACGATGACTGGCAAGACTAGGTTTTGTCTTAAGGCTTGAGGCAGCATTTGAGGCTAATTTTGGGATCGCCGAAAGCCGAAGAATGGGCGCTCCCGCAGTAATGGTCAAGCTCACAGAACCCTCTGGGGATCTGTACACGATTATGTCGATCACTGACGAGGAAATCAGGCAAGCAAACAACAGATTTATCAGTGGAGACGCGCCGTACCGTATCCGCCGTACTCCCGGGAAAAAATTTGCGCTATAAAAACGCTTGAATAGGGCAGGTACTTCTACTGCCAGTGGAATACACCACAGATTGTGCTGTACCGCTCGCGCTGATTCCTTCAGCGTACGTTCATCCTCTTGCCAAACAGTTCGAGGAGATCGATGACGACGGTGATCTAGTACGGAGTTACGACGAGTGGGGCCTGGCCTCAGTTCTGACATACGCCTACACCCGCAAGGTCGCGGCACGTGCTGACTACAGCACGATGGAAGAAATCATGGGAGCCTGCCTTGAAGAGTCAAGGCACAGCCGCTCAGAAAACAAAGAACTATTTCGCATGATCAAGCGGGGGATCAAAGCAGGGAACGAGGCAGCTGCCTACCCCTTCGCCCGCACACTCATTTCTCGTCTGGGATCCGCTCTGGCTGAACAGCATGAGGGCATCTCCGCAAGCGAGAGCGACGATGACGAAGATTGAGGCCAGTGTTAACGATCAGCTTCGTTACGCCAATCTGGTAAAAGGGCTTGAAAAGATGAGCCATGAGCAACTCCTTAAGACCGCAATCGAGCTAGCTCGACTCGCCTTCGTCATCCAGCCAGCGGGAATGCGTTGGGCGGCGATGGAAGCAGCACAGAATCTCTCAGAACAATTCAATGGAAAGACCAAAGGAGTTGAATGAGCGCCAGGTTCTGGCGGCCCAGGGACTAGCAGCTGGCTTAACCTGGCGGGAGGCAGCGAAGCGTGCCAAGTGCTCAACCGAGGGCATCCGCGCGTGGAAGCAACTGGAAGAGTTCAACGACGCCATCTGGCAGTACCAGCAAGAAATTTTCCACCGAACCTTCGGTGTCACCTCAGAAGCTCTGCCCGAGGCGATCCAGAAGCTCCGAGAGATCATCGATAACGACGATCCGGAAATCAGTGTGAGCGTTAAAGTTCAGGCTATCAAGATCCTCATCGACTCGGCTCATAAGCAATACGAAGCGAGAACGATTGAGCGCCGCCTGGAACATCTAGAAGCCAATGCCCAGCGCCAAGCTCTTAACCCGGTTGGAGAGGTTAGAGAAATTACAAGCGCAGCGTGAGAAGGAAGAGGAACAAAAACGCCTCACCTCCACCGCCGTTGGCTTCAAACCTCGCTTCCCCACTGCTGATCACTGGGATCAATTCGCCCCGCTGACCTGGATTCGTACATCCGGTAGCGTCAAACCCTTCCAGCCCTTCGATATTCAGAAGCAGCTGATCAACTCCATTTGTCAGAGTCAGTACACAATTGTCCTAAAAAGTCGCCAGGTGGGCGCATCGGAAACGGTGTGCTCCTATTTACTGTGTCGAGCCCTGACTGAGCCTGGGTTTGCAGCGGTTGTGTTCTCTAAAACTGCCTCTGACTCTGGTGCGCTGGGTAAAAGGATTCGCGCACAAGCGGCCAGTATTGCTGATTCAGGAATCGAGTTCACGACAGAATCAAATAGTGAGCTCTCGTTTAAGGGCCTTGGCACGATTTACTTCCTCCCTGCGACGCCTCGCGCAGCTCGTGGAATCCCAAGCGTTTCGGTTGTTGTCCTGGATGAGGCCGCTTTCCTAGACGGCGCTGAAGAGATCTACACCGCAGCGCAACCCACGATGGCCACCCTGGGCGACCGGGGCAAGCTCATCCTGCTGTCCACGCCGAATGGCATGGGCAACATGTTCGCCAACCTTTGGCATGGCGAAGAGGAAGACGGCTGGAACCGCTTCCGCATCCACTACTCCGACATCCCGATCTACGCCGCCGACCCTCAGTGGGCGGAGAAGACCAAGGCGAAGGCCAAGCTGACAGACCGGGCTTGGCGTCAGGAGTACGAAATGGACTTCGTCGCCTCCGACGCTCAGATCTTCCCCCCGCTCCTGGTGGAGAAGGCATGCCACGGGGAGCTTATCGAGTGCGGTCTGATGAACCGCGACTACATCATGGCCGTCGACCCGGCAGCAGGTGGCGACGACTTCTGGTGCTCTGTCGTCCTGGATATAACCAAGCCGCCCTACCGAGTCGTCAACATCTTCCGCACCCGCTACAAGTCCAGCGACTACTGCATCCAACAGATCATCGAGCAGGCAGAGAACTTCACCCCTAACAAGGTGATCTGCGAAAAGAACGGCGTTGGTGCTGTCGTATCTGAGGTTCTTTCTAAGGCACTGGCCAAGTACATGGTCGAGCCCTACAACACCAACCGTCCCAACAAGATCAGCAATACCGACCGCATCACCTACTTCCTAGAGCGGGAGGAGCTCGTCGTTCCAAGAGAGCCCTTTTATCACGAGATGCTGATGTTCCGGCAGCT